AGAAGATAACATCATCAGCGGAGAACCACAGTCTATCTTTAAAGACTGCGATAGAATTAATCTTTACATGCTTAAGCTTTTTGCGGTCTACGGTCTTAAAGATACTTGGTCCCGGATTGGTTGTCTTATCACCTGTGGTTCTAGCAGACCACTTGATTGGCTCAATGTTCCATGCGGTTACATTGGATGAATCAATAGACACCACAAGTTTCTGTGGCATTCTTTTGGGATCAATATAAGAGTGTTCATCAGGTGTTCTAATCTTTTGGAGATAGGGTCTACCTGTTGTAGTAATTTCAGTTGTGTGAGTTATTGTAGTTGAACCAACTACAGTTACACCTGAATAAGTATAGATACCTTTAGTAGTATCTGCAGTATCATAATAATATTTCTGCTCAGTTGGATTCCAACTAATGACTCTATAGTATCCACTTGTTGTATTAAGATATGGATTGAGTGTGAAGAAGATCTTACCCCGACCATCAATAATATTATTAAGAAGTGTATCGCTATCATAAAGAGAGCGAAGCATGGCTCTTGCAGTAGTATCTGTAGTACTACTTAGTTTGGAATTGTTAGAAAACCAATCATCCTTTTCAGGGGGCAGTCTAATAGTAGATAAATCATCAACACGACTTCCTAAGTAAGCCTGAGCTGAATTGTAGTAATAGTAATCATCCGCAGAGATATAATCTGCATTAGTTATATAGATATGATATGTTGTACCATTTGCTACAATACTCTGAAGTGCGGGACTAATGGTTGCTGTTTGAGTTGAACCAACATATCCTGTTATAGTATAAACTTGAACGAATCCATTAAATACAATAGACTGTCCTTTATAAGCATCGTTTGTAAAAGATGCTGAAGATGCTAGTCTTACTGTGGATACATCAATAGCACCACCAGTAACTAAAGCACCTGTAACATCTAGTGTACTAATATTAATTGAGTATCTAGAAGTAGCACTAGGATGTGCAATAGTCCAGTGTGAAACAACAGTTGCTTCTTTAGTACTGCCAACATAGTTTGTTATTAATCTAGCTTGAGATTCTCCATTGGCATTTGTTACCGTAATAGTCATCCAATTATAAGCATCATCTACATTAGAAGCAGAAGAAGCTAAAGTAATTTTATCTGCTGCACCATTTGCTGCTAGTCCAGTTACTAGCGCAGGTCGCCATCCAAGTAAGACATCATCCTCTGTACTTGGTATAGTATCTGTACCTGTATCAAATACCTTGGCAACTCTAGCTGCCGTATAGTATTTAATCTTACGACCATTGATATCTGGGGTTGCAGTAACATCTCCATTTAAATCAAATAACATACCATCAGTATTTACATCCCCAGTAACATCAGAACTGAATCCCGCTCGTACATTCTTATTAAGAACAACTACGCTTGATCCCAATGATACAGCCTTAAGAGATTCCTTGGCTGTCTTGCTGTTGTTTGGATTGTGTGTAATATAAGCACGGCTAGTTGCACTGACTACAGCCTCAGTATTCTGATTAGCTGGAGTTAGATCTTCCCACTTACCTGTAGGGTAGACTCTAAAAATATAAAATAAATTATGAGCAGTTGTGGTTGCACTAAAGTCAACTACAACAAGGAATGTATTCTCTTCATTAATACTGTACCAGTAATACCATAGATCATGGGTTGATGGCACAGCCGCTAGGGCATACAAATCTAATCGAATAGCATTGGATGAGGTATCCCATGAGGTAGCTTCGGCTGCAGACTTCTGCGGTACAATCTCAAAGCCGGGTCGCTTCTCAAAGTTACGCTCTAGGGAAACTAAAGCATTGTCAATATTCTCTGCCTCGTTTGGTTGCCGTCTATTAGGCGACTGTCTACCAACAGAGTTGGTTGTAAAGACAGGAAGTTTGGTTGAGGCATAGCCAGCCTGTGGGCTGCGTCTGCGAATAGCCATTAAAAACCTCCGGTACGAAAGTACCTAAACCGATTTGGATCACTTAAATTACGAGAACGCATTGCTGAACTTCTAGCTAGATTGTTATTACCGAAGATGTTCTTCTTCTTGTCATTCATATCTGCTGCTTTGCTCTTGAGAGTAAAGAGTTGCTCTTGGTATCCCAAGAAGGCATCAGTTGCTTCATCACCCTGAGTAATACTCTGGTAGTGACGCATAGCAGTAGCCATGATGGCTCTCTGTACTGAAGTCTCTAGGTTCTCCCAAGGTAACTTCATTGTAAATTCAATATAATATGGACCATCAGCAGACTTCCATACATCAGTATCATCAGTTATGTTCCACATACGAGCAGGAGATGCATTGTTTAATACTCTTGCTTTGATTAATCCAAGTTCTGGACTAATGTGTTGTGAGATTAACTCAGCCGCTAGGATACCTGACTCATCAGAATCTGGGGTAGGTAGAGCAATATAACCATCCGCTGTTAAAGTAAACTTACGAATATATTTGTTGTTGGCAAGACCTCTTAACTGATGGTCAATGCTTGCTTGTTCAAGTAGAGTATCAGCAATACCAGTATCAATACCCGACTCACCTTCAAGGTCAGCTACAAGGTTCTCACCTGAAGCCAGTAGCATTTGATTAATTGCCTGTAGCTTAGTTATTAAGCCCATAGTAGCCTCCTTTAGTTGTTAGAAAAAACCCACCGACTCCCACTTAAGGGAGCCGGGGGTAGATAAACGATCACCTCCGATTCAAACTAGTACTAATAATAGAAACTTGTTATGAAGGAGAAGAGTAATCATTAGCTTGTGAAGTATTCGCCACCGAAGCCACCAGTGTAGTTAGTAGCAACAGTCCCTTTTAGGAAAGTTGCAATAGTATCACGAGTATCTGCAGTATTAGCGGCTGTGCAACCAGTAATAAGCTTGACCATCTCAGGCTTAATGATACCAGTACCCTTAAGCATGCTGCCTACGGTGAACTGAGTATTACGGCGAACATCCTGCACGGTGTCAACCTTCATGCCCATGAGGGAAAGACCAGCAACTGCTTCTGACTGGAAGATCACACCATAAGTTGCAAATCCAGAGCACTTCAAGTTATACTTGGAACCACCAATGTTATTAGCAGTGGCACTGTGGTCGATTTTTGGAATATGGTTACTCTTAACAATCTTAACACCCATGTAATCAAGGCTGTCAGTCATTGCGTTCATGCCCTGTGAAATTGGAGCACCAGCACCATATTCATCACTTCCAGTAAACAATGGGTTGTTTGCGTAGTTACTAACAGTGTTGAGAACACCAGTAATTGCTGCAGCACCTGTATTATTATAACCAGTGGCAGCTGTTCTTGGGATACCAAGAGCACGAATGACTTGGAATACCTTTGGAGGTACAGCGCAATAAACACTGCCAACTGGAACATCATTCTCTTGGCAGGTAACGAGATAATCTTCAATTGCTTGAAGAACCTGAAGTCCTTCATTATCTGAAGTTGCGCCAATTAAATTAGCAACAGTTCCACTTGAAATCTGCTTTGGAGCATGGAATGCAGCCGCTGCAAGACCACGAGGATCTCCAGTTACTGGAGGTAAAGAACCTGCGGCTACGAGTGCCATCAGAATCTGACGGTCACGAGTGTTAGCAAGGGTAAGTCCAGCCTGACGAGCCAACTCAGAGCGGTAATCCCACTGAGTAACAAGCAAGTCAACATTGTCGGTTTCAAAGTGAGCTGCCATTGGACGCTTATCAAGATTGACCTTGATAGTGGTCGAGGTAGAATTCGTGTCACCACTGTAACCACCGAGTTCAACACCCGAATTCCAAGATGGGTTAAGACCGACAGTGCCAGTGATTGGGAATTCGTAAGAGTATCCACCAGTAAGAGTCTTAGTGGTAATCATGTTTTCAAACATATTAAATTGATCATATGCATTGATGACTTCACCCGACCAAAGTGGTAACCAAAGCTTATTAAGTGGAGTTGATCCACCTGAAGTTTCAGCTGCTGCTGCAGTACGAGGAAGTGTAAAGTCTCCAAAGGGGACATTTGTGCTAGCGAAAGTAGTTGCTGCCATTGTAGTATTCTTTCTTAAAAAAGATCATATCATTCATATCAAATTATAAGACAAAAAGTTCTCAACCGTTCGATTATTCCTAAGGGAGTCTTTTTGTTGAGTGAGTTTAGCCAAGGGTCATCCATTACCATAAAGGGGGATTTACCCTTTGGCTAACCTCAGTCGATCCGCTGTCTTGTTACGGATTATTTGGGTAATTTTTCAAAGTTAGTACGCATCATCCGCTGCTCAACATATGCACGATACTTAGGATCGGCATTGAAGCCCGGATGATTACGCTCTGCAGAGAACTCTCGCTTAGTTTGATAAGCGACAATACCCTGCTGAGTCGATGCAATAGGAACCTGTCCTCTTGCACTTGGCTTGGGTTCTGCACCCTTGCTTGTCTGTGTGGTCTTAGCATACTTAGCCTGAAGCCCATAGAGGGCTACATCCCAAGATGCTGATGCTAGGTTCTGATTGACTGAAGCCTGTTCTGCAGGACTGAGGTTCTTGCTAGCCCAGACAAAGAGTTTACTCAACTCTTCCCGACCACCAACTAACTCAGATGCCTTAGTATAAGCCATCTCAATCTTAGCCTTCTGTCCCTGCATATATTCATTAACAACATAATCAGGAAGACCAGTCTTCTTCTTAATGACTTCCAATGTCTCAGCCGAAAGATCATTGTTAGCCGTGAACTCAATGGTCCACTGCTTCCAATCATCTGAGGATGCCGGGATGTTTTCTACCTTGGCTACCTCTTCAACCTTGTTCTCTGGAATCTTTAAGACCTCTGGTAACAAAGGAATTACTTCCTTCACAGGTTCTACCACAGGTTGTCCCGTAACTGGATTAGTAGTTGACGGGGTTGCTTCATACTTCTTCTTCAGGTCTGCGACTTCTTGTCGTGACTGAGTGTATCCTTTTTGAGCAGTCTTTAAACTCTCAAACCAAGCTCCGGCATCCTTGAAGTTTTCAGGGACAGCCATACCTTGGTTTCTTACATAAGCATCAAAGGCTACTTTCTCACGAGCAAGCTGAGCATCCTCTGGAGTCGATGTAAGAGATTGTTCCGAAGACATGACTGGAGTCTCGGAGGATTGTTCCATCATATCGGGAGTCTCTTCATTCATATTGTGTATCTTTCGTTAAATTTAATAAGGCTTCTTCTT